GCAGGAGGAAGTGGAACTTATAATATGCATGAGATTGTATACCAAGGCGCAAATTTTGCGAATAGTACGATAAGAGGCATAGTATCTGACTGGAATGCATCATCAAGAATATTAAGATTACGCAATGTGAAGGGCGAATTTGCGGCAAATGTGTCAATAAAAGGCAGCATAAGTAACGCACTCTGGGATTTACAATCCTCAAATACAATGGAAGATGCAACTTCTAATTATGATGACAATGTAAAAATCGAAACAGAATCTGATAATATTCTTGACTTTACAGAAGCAAATCCATTTGGTGAGCCATAATGTTATCTAATGTGCATTTCTATCATAGAATAATTCGTAAAGTTGTAATAGGCTTCGGCACATTGTTTAATAATATTAAACTTTATCGCTACGCGAATGACGGCTTAACAGAAATAGAGCGCATTACAGTTCCATTGTCGTATGCGTCAAAAGAAAAATTCTATGCACGTTTAACAGAAGATCCTAATCTCACCAAAGAAGTGCAGATTATATTGCCGCGTTTGTCATTTGAGATGGCATCGCTCTCGTATGATCCGATAAGAAAAATTAGTACATATAACCATCAATTTTTTCCAAATGCTAGTGGAGATATCGTCAATAGCATGCTAATATCTCCATACAATTTTAATTTCGATCTATATGCATATGTTCGAAATACAGAAGATGGAACACAAATTATTGAACAAATTTTGCCATATTTTTCACCAGATTATACCGTAACAATTGATTTATCAAATTTAGTTGATCTAAAAGTTGATATGCCAATTATTTTAAATTCAATTAATTATGACCAAAATTATGTCGGCAGTTCAGATCAAATACGCAGTTTAATCTGGAATTTAAATTTTACTGTTAAAGGATACATGTTTGGTCCAGTAAATCAAGCGGGTAAAATTATTCGTACTGCTACTGCAAATACATTTACTGATCCTTCTCTGCAAGATAATGAAAGAATATTAAACATGGGAGCAGGTTCTGGCAATTATAAAATCGGTGAACTTGCATTCGAAGGAACGAAATTGTCCACTGCAAATTCGAATGGATATGTTAAAGGTTGGGACAATGTTAATAAACAACTTTATCTAACAGAAGTTGTTGGTGTTATTGAAACTAACAGAAAAATGTTTGGTGCAGTCAGTAACACTTCATATGTCATTAGTTCATATGATGTTGTGAATCAACAATTAGTTAAATCACAAGTAACACCAAACCCAGCTAGTGCAAATGCAAATACTGCATTCGGATTTATAGAAACAACGAAAGAATTTCCTGATATTGTATGAGTGATGTAGATAAAAATCTAGCAGAAATTTTAAATACTGACTATGTGCCTGCTGTGAAGGAAGACAAGCCAGTTGTTGTTCATCAATCTAATTCTATAGAACCAGACGCAGACTATTCACGTGCAAACTATTATAATCTTATCGAGAAAGGTAACGAAGCATTAGACGGTATTCTAGAAGTTGCTAAAGAATCTCAGCATCCAAGAGCCTATGAAGTTGCTGCAAACATGATTAAGAATCTTTCTGATGTTACTGAGAAATTAATGATTCTTCAGAAACAACAACAAGATTTAAAACCAAAAGAAGCAATGCCAACCAATATTACTGTTGACAAAGCTGTGTTTGTTGGAAGTACAACTGAGTTGCTTAAAAAACTTAAAAATGAATCTATTACCAAATAAAATTAAGAATTATCTCGCTAATCCAAATTTAAAGCGAGTAAATGTTAATCTTAATCTTACTGAAGAACAAATTCGTGAGTATTATAAATGCTCGCAAGATTCAATTTATTTTATTGAGCGTTATGTAAAAATTATTACATTGGACAAAGGATTTATTAATATTAATCTTTATCCATTTCAGCGACAAGCAATATTAGATATAACAAATAATCGAAAAGTCATATTAAAAGCAGGTCGTCAGCTTGGCAAAACGACGATGATCGTAGGTTATATTCTTTGGTATGTTCTTTTTAATCAGGATAAGTTTGTCGCGATTCTTGCTAATAAAGCACCAATGGCTCGTGAAATTTTAAGTCGTGTAAAAATTGCATATGAGTCCTTACCACTTTGGATTCAACAAGGTGTAAGAGTTTGGAATAAGGGTGATATTGAATTAGAAAATAATTGTCGTGTAATGGCAACTTCTACTGCCTCCTCAGCAATTCGTGGTTTCTCTATTTCATTACTATACCTAGATGAGTTTGCATTTGTTCCGAGTAATATTGCCGATGAGTTCTTTACTTCGGTCTATCCAACTATTTCTTCTGGTGAAACTTCAAAAATTCTAATTTCTTCAACACCGAATGGCATGAATCATTACTATAGAATGTGGACGGAAGCGGTTGAAGGTGTAAACGGATTTAAACACATTGAAGCCAATTGGAGACAGGTTCCAGGTCGCGACCAAAGATGGGCAGACGAACAGCGTCGAGTTTTGGGCGAGGAAAAGTTTTTGCAGGAAATGGAATGCGAGTTCATGGGTTCAGCAGGAACCCTTTTGTCATCGGCTGCTCTTAAGAGTTTGGCGTTCGTCAAACCAATGCATCTTTCTGAGAATGGCGTCAGAATATATCAACAGCCAATACAAAATCATAATTATCTAATTTCGGTTGATACCTCAAGAGGTAAGGGATTAGACTATTCTGCATTTAACGTTATTGACATTACTTCTATTCCATATCGTCAGGTTTGCACCTACAAAGACAACAACATCAGTCCACTGGTTTATCCTGGATTAATTAAACGTATAGGCGACTATTATAATCAAGCCTATGCTTTAGTGGAAATAAATGATAATGGTCAACAGATCGTGGACTCATTGTTTGAAGATTATGAGTATGAAAACATTCTCTCTACGGTCGATATAAAAAACAAAATAGCACTTACTTGGGGATATGGCAACAAATCTCAACGTGGTATTCGTACGACCAAGTCTGTTAAAAGATTGGGTTGTTCTTTATTAAAGAACATTATTGAGAGGCAAAAATTAATCTTACAAGACTTCGATACCATATCTGAACTTTCAACCTTTATTGCAAAAGGCGGCAGTTATGAGGCTGAAGAAGGCAGTCATGACGATCTAGTAATGACGTTGGTACTATTTTCTTGGTGTACTAATCAATCATTCTTCTCCGACTTAACAGACATCAACATAAAAATGAAATTGCATGAAGAACAGATGCGTCAAATTGAAGAAGAACAATTACCAAACATACTTGCGGGGCATATTGATGTTGACAACGTTGATGGATTTGTTGAAAATGGAACGTATTGGAAATTGGTGGAACGTTAAAAACCCTAAAATACTAAATAATTCGTAGAATTTCTATTTCTCCATTCACAGGAGCAACACCATGGCATTTTTAGTCTCTCCAGGAGTAAACACTTCTGAAATTGATCTTACAACTGCGGTTCCTGCCGTCGGCACATCGACTGGCGCAACCATCGGTTTGTTTCGCTGGGGTCCAGCAAACACAATAGTGCAGGTTACAAGTGAGCCAGATCTTGTTGAAAAATTTTCAACGCCAGATACAACGACTGGAACTGCATTCCTTTCTGCTGCAAATTTCCTCTCATATGGCAATGATCTTCGCGTTATTCGAGTTGTTAGCACCGCAGCAGTAGATAAATCAAACAATGCTGTTTCAAATTCAGCATATTACACATCTATTCTAAATGATGAAAAGTATTTCTCTAGCCCATATGTTGCATCAAATACCTTTGTGGCATTTGCTGCAAGATATCCTGGTGCTCTTGGTAATTCACTAAAAGTTTCAGTTTGTGGTAAAGAGTCAGATTTTAGCACTTGGGCATATGCACCATACTTTGATGCAGCACCTAACACATCAAATTTTGCAATCGCTCAAACGGGTCAAGCTGTAGCAAAAGACGAACTACATCTTATTATAGTTGACGAAGATGGTGCTATTTCTGGCACAGCCAATACGGTCCTTGAGCGTTTTGCGAATCTCTCAAAAGCATCAGACGCTAAAGGCGATGATGGCGCAAGTATCTTTTATAAAGAAGTTCTATATCGCAACTCAAAATGGATTCATTGGCTAGGGCATCCAGAGGCTAATGCTGCGGTTGCTAACGGTAACACATGGGGTGTTACGATTGCAACAGCAAATAGTCGTGCTGGTAATGCTTTCTTTTCACCCTCAATTACAACATACTCATTAGTTGGTGGTACTGACGGTGTTGTCACTCAAGCTGATGCGATCCAAGCAATTAATCTTTTCTTAAATAAAGAAACACAAGATATTTCTTTAATGTTTACTGGTGACTGTTTGGTAAGTGGTAACACATCAATTTCTACTTCAACGATAGCAAATGAGTTTTTAACTGTTGCTGCTAATCGTAAAGATTGTGTAGCATTCGTTTCGCCAGCTCAAGCCAATGTTGTTGGCACACAAGCCTCTGCAACTGCAGTTGTCAACTATCGCAACCTTCTAACGGATACCTCTTATGGTGTTATGGATAGTGGTTGGAAATATCAATATGATAAATACAACGACGTGTATCGCTATATTCCGCTTAATGCTGACATTGCTGGTCTCTGTGTGCGTACAGATCTACAACGTGATCCTTGGTTCTCGCCAGCTGGTCTAAATCGCGGACAGATTCGTAATTTAGTCAAACTAGCGTTTAATCCAACTCAATCAGAACGCGATACTCTCTATAAAAATGGTGTCAATCCAGTGGTATCTTTCCCAGGAGAGGGAACTGTTCTATTTGGAGATAAAACACTACAAGGTCGACCAAGCGCATTCGATCGTATCAATGTGCGTCGCTTGTTTATTGTTCTTGAAAAAGCAATTGCTGTTGCTGCAAGATCAAGTCTCTTTGAGTTCAATGATGAGTTTACAAGATCACAGTTTGTTGGTATTGTAGAACCATTCTTGCGCGATGTGCAAGGTCGTCGTGGTATCTTCGACTTCCGCGTTGTTTGCGACGAAACGAACAATACACCAGCAGTTATTGACCGCAATGAATTTGTCGGCGATATCTATATCAAGCCAGCAAGAAGCGTCAACTTTATTCAGTTGAACTTTGTTGCAGTTAGAAGCGGTGTTGCCTTCGATGAAATCGTTGGACGTTTCTAATAAATAATTTAAAGTCAGGAGAATACAATGGCTTTTAATGTATCTGAATTTCGTTCGCAAATGCAGTTTGATGGCGCTCGCGCCAATCTGTTTGAGGTGGAGTTGAATTTTCCAGCATTTTCATTACCAGGAAATGCGGCAAGAAAACTTCGCTTTATGGCTAAAAGCGCGCAATTGCCAGGATCAACAGTTGGTATTGTGCCAATTCAATATTTTGGAAGAGAGGTAAAATTCGTCGGCAATAGAACATTCGCTGATTGGACAATTACTGTGCTCAATGATGAAGACTTTGTAGTTCGTAACGCATTTGAGCGTTGGATGAATGGTATTAATTCTCATCGATTTAATACAAGAACAGCTGCCGCTGCAACACCAACATCATATGGTACTGATGGATTCGTAAGGCATTTCAGTAAAACTGGAAATGTTATTAAGAATTACAAGTTTGTCAGCCTTTTCCCAAATGACTTATCCGCAATCGATCTAGATTGGGGAAACAATGATGCTATTGAAGAATATACAGTGACTTTCGCATATCAATGGTGGGAAGCAGTCGCCGACAGCGTGGTTTGATTTTGTTTTTTTTCTTTATCATGGAGCTAATGCATGGCAATTAATCTCTTCGGTTGGGAAATAGTCCGTAGTAAACCTACAGAATCGATTCAACCTGCAATTACAGCGCCAACAACTGATGATGGCGCTATTGCTGTTTCTGCAGGTGGATATTTCGGAACTTATCTCGACCTAGAAACATCTTTTAAAAATGAAGGCGATCTTATCACAAAATATCGCGAAATGTCATTGCAGCCTGAACTTGAGGCTGCTATTGATGATATTATTAACGAAGCCATTGTTCACGATAATGCTGGTAAAACAGTAACGATTATTCTTGATGATTTAGAACAGCCAGATAACATTAAAGAAATGATTCGCGAAGAATTTAAAAATATTCTTCGCTTATTAAATTTTTCAAATGATGGTTATGATGTTTTTAGGCGTTGGTATATCGATGGTCGATTATACTTTCAAGTATTAATCGATGATAAACAATCAAAACTTGGCATTCAAGATCTTGTTTACATTGATCCTCGTAAGATTCGTAAAATTCGTAATGTTCTTAAAAAGAAAGATCCAAGAACTGGTGTTGAAGTTGTTACAGGTACACAAGAATTTTATGTGTATAACGATAAAGCAACATCACTTGGTCAAACATTTATATCTTCACCAACAGATGCTGGCTTGAAGATCGCCACAGATGCAATTGTGAATATTAATTCTGGTTTAATGGATCCAAAGAAACAAATGGTTTTGTCGTATTTGCACAAAGCCATCAAACCATTAAATCAATTGCGCATGGTTGAAGACGCAGTTGTTATCTATCGTTTAAGTCGTGCACCAGAACGTCGTGTGTTCTATATTGACGTGGGTAACATGCCTAAAATAAAAGCTGAACAATATCTTCGCGATATTATGACAAAATTTAGAAACAAAGTTGTTTATGATAGTTCTACGGGTGAGGTCAAAGACGATCGCAAGTTTATGTCGATGATGGAAGACTTTTGGATTCCACGTCGTGGTGAAGGTAAGTCAACAGAAATTACGACATTACCAGCTGGTCAAAATCTTGGCGAGTTATCTGACGTTCGTTATTTCGAGCAAAAATTGTATAAATCATTAAACGTTCCGATTTCAAGACTAGAAACAACAAGTGGATTTTCATTAGGTCGTGCGTCAGAAATTACTCGCGACGAATTAAAATTTATGAAATTTATTGAAAGACTTCGCTCTAAATTTAGTGGTTTGTTTGATGAATTAATGGAGCGTCAGTTATCTCTTAAAGGTATTTGCTCTGTTGATGAATGGAAAGAATTAAAAGAAAAAATTCATTATGATTTCTTAGAAGATAACAACTTTGCAGAACTTAAAGAAGCAGAACTATTGCAGAACAGAATGCAATTAATGACGCTTGTTGATCCATATGTTGGAACTTATTTCTCAAAAGCATGGATTAAGAAAACCATCCTACAGCTTGATGAAGAGGAAGAAGAAAAAATTAAACAACAATTAGAAATAGAAAGAGCAGAAGAGCCTGCTGTTGGCGCTGCAGGTGCTCCGACAACACTAGGACAACCAGGTATTGTGGCGCCTCCTGTGCCAACAGGAAATCAAGATATTAACGCTACATTTAACAGCACAATTGCTAAATAATTGGAGATATTATGGACACTATAGAATTAGTCAATGCTGCTATTGCTGGTGATCATGATGCAGTTATGGCTGCGTTCGATGCAACAATGGCACAAAAAGTTTCTGATGCACTTGAACTTAAAAAAGTTGAAATTGCATCTAATTTATTAACCCCACAAGAAGAAGTACCATCTGATGAATCTACAGAAGCTGAGACAGAAGTTGATGGAGGCACAAATGATGCCACAGAAACCTCAACAGAGTCAGCAAGTTCAACAGAGTCAGCCTAACAATAACGCTGATATGATTAGATTAGTTCGCAGGGGATTACTTCCTGCGAAAGATTTGCCGTTGCTCAAGGCAGCAATGAAAGCACAATCACGTGTTGGTGATATTGCAAAAGTACCAAAGAGTTATCGTGATGTTCTTTCAAGATATAACAATGCGCTTGCCACTGCCGCATATGCTTCTAAGCAATCAGTGCAAGCGTTAACTCGTAATTTGCAAAATGGTTACGAAGTAACTCGTAATGATTATATTTCTGAAAGAGTTGCAATGGCGACAGATCCGCCAATGATGTTGATTCTTAAGCGCAGAGCTATTCGTATTTTCCCG